TAGTTAAACTATGTTATACCGTTTTATTGGTTGTTTTCTCTTCTCTTTTTATGTCAAAGATAAATGTTTTACCTGAAAAGAGCTTGAATAAATATATTACTAAATTATAATTTATAAAATAAAATAATTGTTAAAGCAAGACCCTAAGAGTCTATTAAACAGTCATATATATATATAATTATTATATTATTAAAATATATAATATTAATGTTAGTGTAATATACCCTTTATACTACTATTATACTATATAGTTTTTTATTTTTACGCATAAATAATAATATTGCGTTTTTAAGGCTTAAAAGATTGATACAGAGAGCTTTAAAAATATTATTTATTTATTATTATTATTTTTATTCTCTGAAATAGGGTAAAAACAGGACAAAAAGTGCCTGAGAAGAAAATGCAAAGGTATCAAGCAAACAAAAAAAGATGCCGATTTTCACAAACCGACATCCCTAATAATCTTAAATCATAAACCTACTATTATGAGAACCCATTGAAATTTAGAACTAAACGCTAATCAATAACTATAAAGCAATATTATATATGTATTTCAAAAAGTCAATAGCAAATATACAACAACTATTTGATACCACAAAACATATCTTTAACTACTAGGTTTAGGCGAATAAAAACGCCTAATTTCACAATCAGACGTTTTTGAAATAATTAAAGTAAACCCTAAAAGAGTAGTAAACAGAGTTATTTATATGGTATATCCTTATCCATCACAAAGATAACAATTAATTTCAACTCATCAAATTTTACACCTTTGTTTCGTGAAATATAATTCCGCTTCCTCTTTTCTTCTTCTTACAAGCCCATTTAGTATCTTACCGCCTGCATATATCCATCTTTCAAATTCTTTTCTAATAGTCGGATCGTTTGCGTCATGCCTTGCTTTAATAAGGAGTGTTGAGCCTAAAAAGCCTGCTGGTCCCTTAGGGTGTGATTTTGGTCTGCCAACACCAACGTTAAATATGAACGAAATAAGGGCATCGAACTGATTTTGGTTTAGCTGTAATCTAGTTCTATTCAAAGCTCTTTCAGCTGTAGTCAGGTCTGCACGCAGAAACTCTTCAGCCTGCTTTTCAGATATGACATCACCGCTATTAACACCGCCTGTGTGTCCATATCCAATTGTCCAAACGCCTGCTGCATCCAAATAAGCGTTTAACCTTAACGCTTCGTGGCGTTTAATAAAATCTATACCTTTATTGCTTGTTTTCATAACTTTTTAGTCTAAAATCTGTAGTTCACTTTAAAAGTGTGGTATATTTTGTTTTGATTCAGCCCATTAAATTGATTATTTTGATTAAAGTTATACACTTCAATTTGACTTGTTGGTATATTAATCAAATACTCAACGCCTAGACATCTATAATAAGCTCCTAAACCACCCAATACAGTGCTGTTGGTTGAGTACCCCATCGTTATAAATGGAGTGAACACAGGCTCTCTAAATTGAGTTACTTGTTTTGTTATTGGCGTGAAAGTGTAGTCAAATGAAAGTAATTTATTATATCCAATCTGCTGTTTTACGTCAAATCTGCCTAATGCGGGTGAGTTGAACACATTAAATTCATATGTTCGCATCAAAATATAATCTTGAATTATTGCGCTTGTATCAACTTTTTCAGAAATGTATTGAATGTTATCAACTACAATTGTGTCATATTTATAAATGTATTTCGGTTTTGATGGAATTTCTACAAATGTAGGTTCATTGATTACAATTGTATCGTGAATAGTTTCGCCTTTTACAAATGTAACTTTTTCCTCAACATCTATCGTTTTGCGCCCAAGGAGAAAGCCTACAATAAAAGCGATTATTACAATGGCAATTTTTAGATATGAGTTCATATCATATTAGTTATAACTATTGCCACCGCCATACCTATCAATCCTCCAACACCTGTAAAAAATATATCCAGCACCTCAAATGTTCCTTTTTTTAAGAGTTTATCCCATACAACATCTTTTAAAAGACCTGCTAATACTGCCATTCCCAAACCCAAAACAGGAGTTATTAAGCCAAATATGAACGCAATTATAAACCCTGCTATAAAGTGATATAATTTATCTTTTTTAAACATGACTTTAAGTTTTAAATGTTTTTCAAATCGTCTTCAATGTGAAGTAATTGATTATTCAATAATTTCTTCCGTTATAGGATTCAAATGCAACTGAATCTCTTCAAAATCAGATTGTGAAATTTGCCCTTTCGATAAATAATTAAAAGAGTAAATGTTTACTTGCTCATAAGTGAATGAGCCGTTATCATAACCACTCTTGAGGTTATTTTTTATAAAATCTGCTATGCTAAATGTTGTCATATTATTTTGTTTTTATTGTTAAATTATTGTTCCGCCAAGTGCTATAATGGCATTCTTATTTTTCCTTATTAGTGCTAACTGCCATTGCATTATTTTTTGTGCTGGAATGGTTATTTCTCCTTCAAAATAATCTATTCCTAAAATGGAAATAAGTAAGTCCATTTCCTCTTTAGTTGGCTCATTGCCTTCTCCAAATGTTTCGGTTAAATTGATAGCAAAAATCTTGTCAAAATGGTGATCAACAGTGCCTGTGTAATATCCATTAATTTGTATTAAAGTTCCGCCCCCAGCGACTGTGTGTATGCCAGAAATCCTCGTTGGAATTTCGGTAGGATTTGATACCCTAGAATTGGAATTGCTATCTCCAAAGTATACAAATGGAGTGCCACTTATACCAGCTCCAGACAAAGTATAGCATACCCCTCCAAAATAAACCATATCACCTATGCTTGCATTTATGCTTTGTCCCCATGCAAAGGTTCCTAATGTCATAATAACCAGTTCGCCATCTACAATCGTTCCCTGTCCTGTTGTAGTCCATCCTTCTGAGCTGTTGAAATCACCGTTTATCACAAGATTTTTAATCTTTACACTCACATCGTCCGCTAATTGAACTAAATCAGCTTGGTCTGCTTTTAAAGCCAAGTCATCCTGAATTGCCAACCTTGCATCATCCGCATTTTGTGCCGCCGTATTAGCGTTTTCTGTGGCACTCTCAGCGTTGGTTATAGCTTCTTGGGTGCTTGACTGTCTTAGCAATTCGGCTTCAGCTCTTAGGCTCTCAGCCGACTCCCTTGAACTCTCAGCTGTGACTCTTAAACTTTCAGCATCAATCCTTAATCCTTCAGCTTCGTTCCTTTCAGATTCAGACGATTGTCTTGTTAGTTCTGATGCTTTTCTCTCGTTTTCAGCCTGAACCCTGCCCTGCTCATTTATAGATATTTGATTTTCGACTATTTGAACAGATTCGGCGGCTTCAATTGCGGGTCTTTTCAAATCTTCAATTTGCTCAGGTGTGAAGTCATCATAAGTGAATGGATCGCCCTTGTCACCCTTTAGACCTATCATTATATCGGTCGTTTTAGCCATTTCCGTAACGTCGTCCGCTTCGGATGTTTTTGGTACAATATTAAAGGCTAAAACGTCAACAACACATTTTTGGTCGCCATCAGAATATGAATCATTTTCAAACTCATAGCTTAAAATCAATCTGTAGGCTCCCAATCTTGATGCCCATTCAGGGGATACTTCAACTCTCACTATATTACCGTCAACGATTTGAAAACTTTTCACCTCACCGACGCAATCAAAATTTTTAAAGTGAAGCCTTATATTCACCGCATTACTGAAATCTTCAGGCTCGCCACTTCTTTCGATCGCCCACAAAAAAATAAAATCATTACCTTGTCTTATTCTCATTTTATTTAATTTTTTATTTTGGTTTATACGTTCCTAATTTCGGCTTCCTTAATTCGCAATCACTCACGAAACATATGTTCTCCTCCGCCTCCTTGCGCAATCGTATCTCATTCTCAATTGTTCGTTGAAGACCTGCCACCTTGCGCTCGTTCTCCGCAACGCGAAGGTTCAACTCCTTCAACTGATCTTTCAACGACACGATCTCGTCGTCCTTGCTTTTTATCGTTATCGCAAACACCTCCTGCTGGCTCGTGAGTGTCTCCAGTGCCGACTTTAAAGCATCCATCGACTCTTTAACAACCCCAGCCGTTGCCGACCCTTTATTCTGTCTCCAGTAAAGTATTGTACCGATACCGCCAATTCCCCCAATCACGCCTATTAAGGTTGCTATCCATTCTGTCATATTCATGCTTTTTAAAGCTGTGTTGTATTTTTTATGTCAAATTTTATATTGTTCCCATTTAATAGCCTCCTTACTTCTTCTAAATCATCTGTTTCAATAAAATAAACGTTTGATCTTGTTTGCGATAAAATCACTTGTAGGTATTCGTTGCTATCAAATAATCGTTGAAACTTAGCTAAACTGCCAAATTTTATGTATAATTTCATGGTTTTTTATTCATGAAGCAATCCTGAAACTATTACGTCAATGACTGAACCCCCTAAATCTGGATTGCTCGAAATTAAGTCAGCGCATTCTTCTTGATTAAATATTTTCGTTTGAAGCTCAATTTCCTCAGCTAACCACTTTTGCATAACGGGTCTGAAAGATTCGTCCCATACCTCCATGCCGTCAGACTCTTTCCAATCGGTTGGCTTCACCTGTTCACTAATTTCCTCTCTAGCTTTTTCAAATTCATCAAAAAGTGATTTTAATTTCACCCTCAACATAATATATTTGACTAAGGCTTCACGAGATAAATTGCTATTTTTAATATCTCTAATTAAGCCAAATAAATTTATTGCAATTTCTTTTTTTATCATGATGTTTATTTTTAAATCTCCTCTTCAACATTTAAAAAGCCGTTAAGCCTACTCGCCCAATCGTGAATGTCAAATTCTGAACCGTAAAGACTGATGTTAACACCGTGTTGAGAAATGTTCGCTGAGCCTACCATTCTGTCATTTTCATCAAGAATATTATACTCGATTGATACAGTCTTTTCAACTTCTTCTTGAAGCTCATTTAATGTTCTTTCGATTGTTTCTTTTACTAATTTTGTTGTCATAATTTGGTTTGTATTTATTTAGTTAAATTGGTGCATAATTTATAGTGTACGTTATATTATAAAAGTCATCGCCAACTGGTTCTAAATATGGAGTATCACTCGACACTGAAAAACCCATAATAGCCCCTATTTGATATTCCCCTCCTTGAATGTAATCAGGGTCAACGATAAAGGATGTGTATGTTTCCGATATAGTTGCTCCACCTGAATTTAATTGAGCGGAAACAGTGACTGATACAGGCTCTAATGAATTTGGTATTAACGTTAATAGTGTTCCAGTGGCACTTATTGACCCATCTGAACCTACTATTCCATCACTCCAACCTCTTATATTTAATCCTGTTACATTTAGGAAATATTTATTAGGTAATGGAGCTCCAGAGATAACAACTCCTTCTTTATACGCTACCATCCCATCGGCACTTAAAGAGTATTGCGCACTATAGACTAAATTAACCCACTCTGGTAGCATTTCCTCGCTCATAAATAGATACACATCTTCTGTGGTGCGTTCAACAAGTCCCGGACAATCTTGAATTTCCAGAGAATAAGTGTTTGAATTTGATGAAATAGGTACTTCTAACGTCTTATAATATCCCCCAGCCATCACTCCAAAATAAAGCCCCTCAAATAAATCATTTAACTGAAAATCACTTCCGCTAATAGTCGTTATAGTGCATTTGCCCCTTAGATTTGGGTTAAATGCCACTTTATTAATTTCATTTGGAATTTCTGCTTTAATTGGCATAATAGCCAATTTGTTATAATTAGCAAAGTCTGTTAATCTGTAATGCTCGTTTGGTGTTACTGCTCCTCTCGGCTTTAAATACCCCCATGCTGTCGATAATATTGTAGAATCTGCTTTAAATCCGTATGGAATATCAAAGCCATATTTTTTAGAGCGAAGTTCAGCTTCCGTTATTGGCGATGGCGAATTGTATCTTACAGGCTTCCACTTTGACCATTTATTAATATTCGGGTGAATACATAACTGCCCAACATCATTAGTTGAAGCTCCGAGTTCGTCTCGAACCATTGGTACGCTTATATTGCTATTTGGTAATGCCATGATTATTTATTTTTATTTATTTGTTTCAACAACCTTTAAACAAGTCACTCCGCCAGTCGCTTTTAAACTTCCAGTCACAAGTAAATTGCCTTTAACAGTCACATCCCCATCAATTTCACCATCAAGCGAAATTAATTTCTCCACCTCAACCTCTTTTATTACCTCTTTGATTACTTCAACAATTTTATCTTTATAGATAATTTTATCCTTATACACTATTTTCTCAACAGTAATTTCTGCTTTAAAAATCTTTGCTAACCATTTTATTAATTTCTTCATAGTGTTGTTTTTTATTTAAGTGTAAATATAACATTTATTTTCTAATTTTTAAAAATTAATTTGTTGCTAATGCTGTAATTCCGCCTGTACCTAAAATTGTTCCAGTCGAAAGCATTCTTTGTTTGATTACTCCGTTGTATTTAAAGACTAATTCTGTGCCAGACGGCTCTATTGTGAAGCCATTACCGAAATCGACTTTAGGTGTGTTAATGCCTGCGCTTGCTGTTACATTGCCTGTGAAACGACCTGTTCCTGTTACGTCTAATCTGTAAAGTGGGTTGGTTGTGCCTATGCCTAGATTACCGTTACTTCTCAAACTCATTAAATCTATAAAGGTTATTTCACCAGCTCCCACATTAGGGGAATAACTCCATAAGAAATGATTGTGACGCCCAGCTTTAAATCTATAAGCATTAATAGTATCAGTTCTTCCATGATACCACTTGCCATTAGTATCTCTATAAGCATTTGAAGAGATATAAACGCCATAGTCTTGTTCGCCTGATGGTGGTGTTCCAAGTCCAGAAGAACCGATATAAGCATTCCCTTCATTACCAGTTGATAGTCTTATATTTGAAACTGAATTTGAAAATAATAAATTACCACTTAAAGTTCCACCAGTCAGGTTTAGTTTGCTGTCAAATTTGGCTTGGGTGTCTTCGGGTGCAAGTGACCAGTCGGTGGCGATGGTGCTTTTTTCGAGTTTAATTTTGCTTATATATCCGCCGAACATAGCATTGTTCGGACTATTGTAAACTGCTATTTTATTAGTTAAATTATTTGGATAAGTTGGGTTTGTATTATATGTAAAAGTTCCTGTGTAAACACCTACATCTTTTTTTATTAATTCACGGTAAATTACTGCCGCAGGAGTTCCTGCAATAGTAGGAAATCTCCCTTCGGGTAAATCTGCATAAACAGTGACTGTATATTTCTGTCCATCTATTAAATCAGCAGATAAATCATACTCGCTTATCAAATATAGACCACTTTCCTTTTTAACATTGGAGTTTAGAATTAAATTCCTCCCACCAATCTCAATGCCGTTGATTGCAGTTGTAATATCTGATTGAGTTGCTTTCAAGTCCAATGCACCCTGTAACCCTGTGATTTGAGCTATTGTGTGGGTATGAGTTGATAGTGCAAACGTTAACCCTTTATCTGCAGTAATTACGCTTCCTGACTTCGTTAATGAAGTTATGGCGTTACCGCTTCCAGTATTCACGATTGAAGTAGCCGAACCACTTTCGAGTGAGGTTAATCGGCTTAAGGTGTCATTCCTGAATGGCACTAAAAGACTTGCAGGCACATAGTAATTTGCTTTTGCTGTGGTGTAATTTGCCCATGAATCAAGCATATCAACCCCACCACCTCCAGAACCACCACCCGAACCTAAGCCAAGCGCACTTATCCCTCCAGTCGCCCAAAGAGTGGTATCTACTTTAATATTTCCATCAACGATGCTTAACTTTGCTAGTACGTCAATATTTGATTGAGTGATTTGGTCTAATATAGGCTTATTTGCGTGACTGTGCACCCTCGAATCATTACCTTGCATAACTGTTCCAGCGACAGTTCCAAAGTTTTTATTAAAGGCTGTATTTTTTGTAAATGAAGGCTCTTTACCGTCTAAAGCATTCTGTAAACCTGTTATATTAGCAATAGTGTGATTATGCGTTGACAAAGCAAATGTACTACTCTTTGCAAAAGTCAAGGTGTTTCCAGATTTTGAAACGCCTGTAACCGCATTTCCTGAGCCAGTTATCGCAATTTCAATGTTGCTAGCACCCCCGCCCGCTTCTAAGGAGTTAACCCTCGTGTGTAAATCATAACCCAATAGTGCGGAAAGCACCCAGTTTGCTTTTGTTTCGTTATAATCCACCCACGCATCTAAGCGGTCAAAGTCTCCACCACCTCCGCCACCCTCTGAGCCTAGTCCAAGTGCTGAAACATTCTTTAAAGAATAAACACTTTTTTCTGAATAAATGGCATCATTTTCCTCATCTAACCTCCACCAATCGGCTAAGCTTGTCAGCATTTCCAGTTGCTCTGAGGTCATACCACCTCCGCCACCTGTGCCACCTCCGCCGCCTGCAATACCTCCGATACTTTTTATTGTGTCCTCTCCCTCACCAAAATAGCTGTAAATGTAATCTCTCTTTAGGATTGTATTGTCATATGCTATTTGCTCCAACTCAACATTTACTTCCGACCTTAAAAAGTCAAAGCTTGCGGAAACAACAATATATTTTCCACCCTTGCAATCTTGAAATATTGCCAACGGATCAAAAGATTCTACGTTAATATTTGCCTTTAAAATATCATGTGCAACGCTAAATAAACTACTTTTCTGTCTTGAAATATGATGAAGTAAAGGTCGCTCAGTTGTATCAAATGCAGTAACCCACTCTGGAAGTGAAAGCGTTCCACTTGGTAAATATAAATTTGAAGTGTCGTCAATTGGGTAATTATAGAAATAACCGTTTAAACCATTTCTTATATAATCGCCGAAAATAACTGTTTCAATATCATGTAATTTTGTATAATTTGAGCCTTGTGTTGTTTTATATAAATTGCCTTTTGGCGTTTCTGTTTTATTACCGAATCTTACGGATGCAAAATTAACATTGACATATTGCTCAAAACTTGAACCATAAATTCTTATATTTATATGGAAATCGTTGACATTGTTAACCTCTAACACACCCTTTCTTTTAGATGAATTTGTATGAGCTGGTGAGGCAAGAAGCAATGGCGGCTGTTGTCCGCCTGCTAAGATTATTGAATGCTCGTTTATTTTTTCAGGGTCATAGGCTTCAAAAAGTCCGTTGGTAGTCAAAGCATACGTATCTACTCCATCCGTCGCAATTATCGCATATCGCAAGAAACTAATAGCTGTATTACTTGATAGTTTTTCAGCCATAACTGCACTAATATCAACCTCAACCTCAACCGTGTTATTTTGCGTGCTAGCAATTGGAATATTATTAGATTCTAAAAATGGAGCTGTATCTAAATTGGTTTCATTAGTTATCCAATTATTAAAATTAACTAAATAATCTTTTGTCGTAACATCCATCTCATAAATAGGTGTTCCACCTAAAAAAGATGATACAACCCTATTATCAATATAAGCTTCAAACCCATTTCTTGATGTCCAATTTGCTAAACCTAGCGAAAAGTCATAATTATTCGGGTGTAATCTATTGCCCCCAAACTCATTAAAAACCCCAACACTCGATGCAACTGGTTGAATTGTTCTTATTGCGCCTCTTTCAACTTTATCAAAAAAGATAGTCGGTGTCTTTAATTCATGTTCTAATTTATTATAAATCTGCCATTGTCCTTTTCTTTGCCTAATAGTTGAATTCGTTCCAACCATTATTGACATCAGAATATCATAGCAACTAATCGACCTTCCCTTTACGTCCGTCAATCGTTGGCTTAATATCTCAGAATCTAGAATATTTGTTAAGCCTTGATTAATTTGAACTTGTGAAACCAGCGTAAGGCTTAAACCTGTTTGTGCTAAACTTAACTCGATCAAATCACTTAATGCTACTCTTGAAGGCAAATTACTTAATGCCACACCTTTAAGAGCTGTAAGCCTATCGCTTGCAGTCATTCTCACAATATTAGGAGAACCTATCTCTCTTGAGAAAAAGTCAGGTAAAATAAACCCCGACCACGTTAAAACATTGTCCTCAAAGTATTCAACTTTTAGTTCTGTTTCGTTTGAAGTTTTTAAATCATCTATATTAAATGTTTCAGTTTCAAAAATCTCAATATCTGCCGAAGAGGTCATTATGTACCCAGACTTATCGTTTTTATCCAACTTATAAGCTAAAGTAAACGGTTGCCCTGAGCCTTGCACAATCTCAATAGGTGTTCTATTGCCTCTGATAATATCTATCCTAGCTTCTACCCCTTTTTTATTGCAGTATGTTAATCTCCAAATCATATTATCCTAGTCTATTTCTTCGTTGATTTGCTGTATCTAAAACTCCAACTAATTCATTGCTTCCGATTTTAAATTCCACCCTAAAGTCATCTTGATAAGCACCTCTGTAATCAGAATTACCAAGCGTTGGCTGTGAGTTTTGCATTGATGGTGCAGATGAATAACCTCCCCCACTTCCCATTGAACTACCGAGCTTTCTCGCTCCAGCTGAGAATAGTGAACCTATCGCAATTAATGCAACTCCCGCGGCTATTGCGCCAAGACCGCCTAGGCTTGTCAATGCTGCTTTAACTGCTTCAATCGCTGTGCCTGTCACAATAACCATTTGACCTAATTCAACCATTATACCCCCAAGTGTGCCTAATAATGATACTCCTAGCGCATCTATCACGCTGTCACCGTTCATAATAGCATTGCTTACCGCTCCGAACATATCCGTTAACGTTGAGCTTAACATTGATGTTAAATCAATGGTTATTATTTGTATGCCCTCGCTCAAATCACCCATTGCCCCCTTTACTGATTCATACATCTTTGATTTTAATGTAGCTGAATCAATATTAGGCTCAATAACTGGATTAAGGATTAACTCGTTCCCACTCTGAGTAAACAGTTCATTGAAGAGCGAATATATCTCTTTTTGAGGGATAACCATCCTCATAGCCTTCAAGCTTTCAACAACTCTTTCTTGTGACTTGGCTAAATCATCATTTGCTTCAGTTAAATCTATTATTGGCTGTACTGTTTCTTCAACGGCTTTCTTGTTGTCGACCATTGAGCCAGTCATCTCGTTAGCTGCAAGTGCTGCATCTAATAACTTTTGGTCAGGATTGCCTATTTTGTCATCTTTAAAAATACCCTTCAATTGCTCCCACCTGTTTTTAAGGTAGTCAATTGTTAAATCAAAGCTCTTTTTAACGTCATCCATCCAACCGTTAAAATCGCCTTTCATCAATTTGGCTATTGATGAATTTGTAACCTCAAAACTTTCTTTTAATCGCTCCCAGTCATCTTTAACATATTCAACAACATTATTTGATGCTGTTTTTATCTCATCCCAATGTGTTATAATTAATGTTGCACCCGCTACTATGGCTGTAACCGCAATTCCAATTGGACCAGTCAAAGCTGTAAAACCTGCTATAATTAAAGGCATCATTTTAAGGAGTGAGCCTAAACCGAGCAAAAGAGGTCCAACTGCAGCTGTAATTCCTGCAACAATAACAATCATTTTTTTTGCTTCGGGTGACAAGTCTCTAATTCCTGAAACAAACTCTTTCAGACTTGTAACTATTGGAGTGATAACTGGTAGGAGGACCTCACCAAGTTCAGTAGTTAAATTTGTGATTTCTGTTTTTAACGCTCTCATTGCACCACTTGCGCCCTCCGCTTCTCTAGCCGCTTGTCCTTGCGCCGCTCCTGTTTGTTCCCAAATCAAAGCTAATGTAGCTCCTTGTTTCGCTTGCAGGGTCATTTCGCCGCTGGTGCCCATTAACCCTAACTCTAATGCTTTCTGTTTGATTAATGCCTCATTGACTGCCATCCCGTAATTGTCGAGCATGGTATTGTTGCCCTTCAGAGCTCCTGTCAAAGCTCTGACTGCATCCTGTGTTGAGCCTCCGTACATAGCTGTTAAGTCGCCAGCTAATTCGATTAATTTTGCTGACTGCTTGCTTGCTTCCTGTTCGGTTAACTTTCCAATATTGATAAGCATTGAACCCATCAAGTTTGAATATTCGAGGGCTTCTTTTTTAGCAATTCCAAATGAAGTATCTAATTTGCTTGCCCAAGCATTAACAGAATCTGCGTTATTCCCGAAAATCTGCTCTGTAGCTCCAACTGCATCTTCAATATCAGCTGCCATTAAAAATGCTTTCGTCCCGACTGCGACTAACCCAGCTGATAAAATGCTTGCTTTTGTTCCAGCTCTCACAAAGGAATCGCCCAATCTATCAAATTGGGCTTGCATTTTTTTTGTTGAGCTATCTGCAATATCAGTTGCCTTTTTGATGTTCTTATCAAAATTGCTAATGTCTGCTGTTATTTGCGCTACAAAACTCATATATGGTTAAATTAGTTGATTACTTGATTTTTATATTCGCTCATTCTTTTTCTAAAAAGTTCCTTCATGTCATCAAATATAAGCTTTTTATCTGGATTATCCGAGTTGTTGCCACTATTATTATCACTCCCAATTCTCATAAACTGGTCAATCGAACGTGGTAGCTTCTTCGGATCTAAATGACTTCCAATTTGTGCACTGTAAGCCACTAATCGTGTATGCCTTAATTTTTCTTCTTGCATCCTGTTGTAAGCATAAGATTTGATTAAAAATTCACACCACGGCATTTCGTAAAATTCTTCTAATCTCAAACCAAGCTCACCACACGCAAATGCTACCACGTCCGAATCCCAATCAAAAGGTTTTATTTCGTCTTCATTGCTATTTCTTTTTTTTTTCATCTTTTGGAACGTTGGTTTCATTGTGTTTTGAGTAAAGGTTTAAAATACGCTTAACCTCTTCTGACTCAACACCACCCTGCTCGTCAATCCAGTCATAGCAATCGAAAATATCAAAGGGTAGTTTTTCATTTGCTGTGAAACTTGCCCTTAATTTTTCACCCATTATTAAGCCAAAGAAAATAACGCTTGCGAGTAATTCCATATTTCCATAGTCTTTTTTATTGACTATTTTTTCAATATTTCCATTTACCCATGAGCCAAATTTTATCGTCTTTTCCTTGCCTTGAAATTTAACTTTCGTTTCAAACATAATCATTCAAATTAAGCTTCTGGGTCGGTTGCTAAAAATTCACCTTGAACCGTCATTGTTCCTGAAAAAGTAGCATTTTCACCGCCTGCAAAAGTGTCCGATAAACTTGTAATTGATGCAGAGAAAAACTGATTTCCATCCCTACCTTCAATTTTAAACATGTGGCTCTCTTTGGTTTCCATTATTGCAACTAAATCTGCATATCCTGAATCAGTTCCTAAATCGCTTTCATCTACGATTGTAGCATCAAAGCTAACTGAACGTGAAATACTGTCTATTTGAGTGATTGTCTCGCCCTCTGTGCAGTAATTAACCATCTCCGAAGTGTTTGCACTTCTATCTACTGATGTGCTTGTAATACACACCAAAGGCTTGTAGGTTGAAGCATCTTTAACTGAAAGTATGCCTGTGTGTCCTTTTACATAAACTCTCTCTTTTTTTGCCATTGTATTTGTTTTTTAGTTGTTTGTTAAATATAAATCGTTTTGATAAATTAGTATTTTTGAATAAGCCGTATGAGTGTCGGAATTTTCAACTAACAATCTATTAACTGAAAGTCGTACCCTCCCAATATTTATAGCATTTTCATCTCTTTTTTTAGTTGCGCCCCTTATTCTATTGTCAACTTCAGTTGCAATATCTTCAACTATTGAAGTAGTGCCCTTTTTTGTGAATTTTGAAACAACCCGAATCGTAATATCAGACGTTACATTATAGGTGCAATAAGGCTGTATTGCTGAATCATACACTTGCTGGTCTTGAATTACGATATAAACCTCCCCACCGTTAATTGTTGGTAACGAAGCTGAGTCATCCAAAAAACCTACAAATATAGGAATTTCAACACCCTGATAAGTCAAGGCGTTTAGTGCCTGAAAATATCGTGTCCTTGTTTCTTTTGTAACGTCCATTATTTCTTAAATTCTTTTTCAAGCAGATTGTTTAGATCTCGCTCAAATGTTTCAATATTCTTTAAAAAGTTGTTGAATAAATAGGGTTTGCCAATCAATGTGCCTTTTCCACTTACATAATATTCATAAGCAATATCTTTCACCCATTGTGGATATGGTGCTAAAATTTGTGCAGCAGATAAACCTGTTCCGAACTCAAAATAAACAGCAACATTGGCTGGGTCACTTTGGCTCTTTGGAACTGATTGCTGTCCTAAGATTCCAACTTTTGCGGTTAATCCTTTATCCTCAAATTTATTGCCTATTGATACAAATTTAGGTGCATCACGTGTAGCTTCAATGTTAGTTTTAAAAATCAGTTGTTGAATAAACTGCTTTGTTTTCGCAATAACCTCTTCCTTATAACCGTTAAGATCATAAGTCAAAGTATTTTGAATAACAGTTTTGTTCTTCATCTTATTTACTGATTATAAAACTATAAAACTTCTGAACCCTCACGTCGTCAATTTCGGGTGTTGAGGTAATATTATAAGTGTCATTTCGCCACTTAATAATCATGTTGGTGTTAGGAAAAAAGCCCTCGCGATTTAAAATTGTAACATTGTAGGTTGATGGAAACTTCAATTGAGCATCTTCCAACCGCCTACTTTGTTTTAATTGTTCGATTTTTGCAAAAGTTTTCAAAACAGAAACGCTCGTCGCAACATAATTTCCTGAATCGTCTTGTATTGATTGCTCCTCAAAAAATTCTATTCGTTGGTCTAAATCGCCTAACTTCAACATGATTATTTAGTTTAAAATATTGGTCGCAAACTATTCCTTCTGTAAGTTGCAAGTGTATCAGTATTTATTTGAGAATTGCTACCTCGATTTTCAAAAGCAAATGCAACATCTTTCATTATTGCAAGCCTAATATCTGAATTGAAATTATCTTCATCAACTCCAGTTATCGTCTCTGCCCTGTCAATTGAAGCATCTAACATTATTTGAAGCATATTGTCGTAATCGTCAAAATCAATATTCAAATATTCTTTTACTGATATAAGTGTAATCATTACATTTATTGTTTAGTTTTTGTTTTCGGCTTAGCTTCCTTTTTCGGTTTCGGCTTTTCTTCTTGCTCAACCTTCACCTTGGCTACGTGTTTTTTTGCCACGCCCATTCTAATTAGGTAATCACCTCTCGGCTGGGAAACACTTACTGTGTCTCCCTTTTTTCCGAGTACGTGATTTTTGATTAAATCAATCTTCATTCTGCAGGTGTTTCGTCTTTGTCTTCTTCTAATGTAACTTTCACCATAGCATTTAAATCTTTTGCAACGAACCCTATCATCTCCTCAATCCTGAATGTTACTTTGTTATATGCAAAGTTCTCATCATGCTCTTCTGATACTTTTAATTCAGGAGAAAGCCTGTTGATAAACTCAAATTCAGGTGCGGAAATAACATATGCTGTGCCTGCTGGTAAAGAAGGAACAGGAACAATCTGAACATTTGCTTCTAATCCACTTCCGGCAAATCCTCTAAGCATATCATTAGGAAGGTCATATTCTCCACTTCCTACAGCTTTATTAAACTTAACATAGGTTAAGTAGTCGGCTTGGTTCATTAAAACGTGAGTAGGGTTGAAATAACTTCCTAAAAGTTGATTAAATGCAGCATCAACAATCATTTCTGCTCCTACTGTTTTTGAGCCTGAATAAGCTACTGCATTTGTTGCCAAATAATCCGATATATACTTGTTTTCAGCGGCGAACAATCCCTTGTTTGAATAAAGAAGTGTATTAGTAATGCTGCCTTGTAAGTACTTAACGTTTAATAAAAGCTCTCTATTAACGGTAGTCATACCTGCCAACCACTTAATAGGAACGTTTACATCCTTGTAAGCAGGTGACACATCAGGTTTGGCTACGTCTACACCACCTGTTCCTGAACCTCTTGCCCATTCTGCTACTCCACCTGTAATAACACCTCTTTGAGGAATTACAATTGCTGAGCTGTCAGTAGATACATTAGGAAATATATTTCTCAAATATAAAGGAGAATAAGGACTGTTATAAAGACTTGTCCTTGAATCAGTTGTCTGACGTGCTAATGTGGCTGCATCTGTCCAACTTGCTGCCGTTACAGCTTTAAGTGCCAAACTTTGCTTGCCTGATAAATTTTTAAGCGTCTCTGCACCATTTTCCAATGCTTCTGAAATGGAATCTGCTATGCTTTTATCTTTTTTTTCTTCTCTACTAATTTGTCCCATTTTTTTAATTTCTGATGAAAATTTGTCTATTTCTGATTTCATTGACTTATTCGCTTCTTCTAAATCTTCTTTAGTAGCTCCTTTTTCAAGTTGCTCATCATACTTTGAAGTAATGTCCTTCATTCTTTTCTCAAATTCGACTTTAGTCGTTTCCGTTGCCAAATTCTTAATTGATTGTTCAGCTTCCAATCTTATTTCGTCGGCTGTTTTTTCTGTTTTGTCCATTGTTTTTTGTTTTTTATTGTTTAATAAATTGTGAATAAATACTTGTGATTATTCTTGTCGGCTCAATTTTTGAAGTGTCAATGGACGGCTTCTCCTTGAGTGTCAAAAAAGTTTCTAATGATTTTAATATGTTGTCGGAAAAGTTATGGTCATATGCTTTTATAATCGCATTCCAAAATTCCTCCTCTTTTAATTCCTTATTTTCCTGAAATGATTTAACCATACTAACCATGCTTTGAACATTTGCCTGCTCCATCGTCAAAACTGATATTTCATTTAGTTTGTATTCCGTGACGATTGACTTGTTTTCTTTATCTCGCTTCATAACCCATCCGCCAATTGAAAAGCCTGACTCAAAGCCATTGTTTACAAGGAATTTGCTTTCCGCATAAGTATCTCGCCCTAATTGGGTGTCAAGCAACATCTTTGCAGTCAAGTGTAATCCTTTTGGGTCATCCGCTCTTAGTTCAACTGGAATGCCTACAAATTGGTTGCTGTCGTGATTTCGATAGATTTTTATTTTTGCTTTTCTTTCAGTTACCGTTTTTATAAAAGAATTGGGTGCAGAAATATCACCTTGCAAGTCTTTTACATTGTACATATTAGCATACCCAATTAAGTAGCCATCATTATCAGAAGGCTCTAAATTTATTGGTGCTTGTTTGTAAATTATCTCGCTCATATCTGTTTTTTTTAAATCATTCCGTTATTTTTCGCATAAGAATATGAAATATACATTACTTCACATCCGCAATTAATTACATTTTCGGCACTTGCTGCAGGGTCATGTGGTCTATCCATTGGCTCTGTCCCCCCTGTGCTTGGAACTTCAACTCGCCAAACATCATCTTCATGAATTGCCTTGCCGTTATCTAATATTAAGTGCCAATCTCTTGGATTCTTTGAACCTCTATGAATCCATATCTTCCAGACTTCCTCCCCCAATTCCTCTTTGATGTTATCTTTTGCCCTGAATTTTGCTTCATTCATTGAATTGCCTACCTCCGTTCGAGAAATAGTCATCGCACGTTGTGTAGAAAAATCGAAATCTTTCATTAAACGATCCGACATTTCTTCAAATTCCAATGATTGAGGAATTAAGCCACCCAATGAGTTTTGAAGTTTTGTTAAGGTCGTTTCATTAATTCGTGTTACTTTTTCTGCTAAAACTCTTCCAACATAATTCGACCACCAAATTTTGAACGAGTCAATAAATAAATTCTTTTGTGAAATGTCAGAAAGTAATTTATATTGGTTAAGGTAAAATCGTTCACCCACACTCATATACATATCAGTCAAAACTGGTGTAATTTCATCGCTTAATATTCCAGTTTTGATATAATCCCTCAACTGCTTTTGTAGCGCACGCCCAATCTGTTTAGCATACTTTTTTTCGTATGCTAGAATAAGCCTATTGTTTCGTGCTACTAAGCGTTTGAAGTTAATTCTTTTCATAGGTCAAAATTTATGTTCATGTCTGATAATGGAATTCTGCCCTGTTCAACAAATACCTCATCTGCATATGGATTATCGATCGTGTCGTAACCCTCTATAATTCGCATTTCATTTAATGTCAGTATTTTTGCAAGTGATTGACGTTCATCTAGTGAAACGCTTAACTCATCAAATTGCGAAGTGTCATTGTCAATATAATAGTTTTTATTGTCTCGCTCACTAAAAGGTTTTACAAGCCAGCTGTTTAATTTTTGTTCTTCTTTTTCTAAGTATGGAATAATTACATTCGTAACAAATTGAAGCCCTGCCTCTTTTTGATTTTGGTACGTTGGGTTCGGGTCAAAAAGTGTAGCAGGTACATTCCATAAGTCACACAAATTTACCTGTGAATGCTCTAACGCCTGAATAACAGATAAAGCGTCAGGAGATAACCCTATTTGCGTATATTGAAGTGGCATACTCGATGCAACTATCTTATTTTTATTTTTAACGCCTGCTATCCGATCATCAATTTCTTTATCTAATAATTTGACCTGCTCAGGTTGCAGCCAAAAATCTGGATTACTCGTGTTAGGTGAGATAATCCCTTTCGCTCCTTCATTCTCAATTGATTTTATCCACGCTTCAATAGACTTGTCATCTAATTGAAGATATTTTAAACCTGCAACCAATGGTGATAACCCTCTCAACTGTCCACCATCTTCTGTGAAAATTGGGTTGGTCATTTTTAGGTGAAAAACATCTTCTACATTAAGTGTACGTTTTACACCTCCATACATGTTTAATTTCCACCCTTTGATTATATTTTGGGGATCATCGGAAAAGATTGGAGTCATTAAATTTGCGGGCGCAACGTGAAGCGATAAGGCTATATCAGAATTTAATGCTGTTTCTCGATATAAAAAAGCTTCTCCCTGAACAAAATAAAATATTCGGAAAAGCTCCATCATCTCAAGCCATGATTGATAACTGTTCGGAGTTTTAAGTAATTGAAGTAAATCGTTCTGCTCATCTTCAATATATTCAAGTGCTTTTGCTCGATAGATTTTACCCTTAGCGGAATCAATCGGAACGGCAGATTTCAGAAACTTCTTATACCTCTGAACTGATTTTTCGCCAGTATCATTATAAAGAATAGTTTCAATTGCATTGCATTTCGTTACAATCTTATTGACAATTTTGTAAACCTCCGCATTTTGTCCGTAACCTTTTACAATGAAATCGTTTTTTTTCGGATCAAAATTATATAAGACTAAATTTCTGTTTTGGATTAAACGAGAATAAAGCACTTCTAACAACTCATTGTTAACGCCTTTAGCCTGTGATTTTGGCTGTAAACCAATGTATTTTAAAATGCTACTCATCTATTAATATTTTTAAGTCCCATGAACGAAAACGATATAAAAGATAACACGAAGGCTATTCGCCCAATCAAATGCCAGTTACTTGGGTCAAATGTCATGAATATAAATGACATAGCCAAGTAAATAAGTGTAAATGTTATAATTAAAAATAATATTTCTTTTTTCATAGCTATTTTATTGTTTTTTAGGCTGTTTCACCGTTAATGGAAAATTGGAAAACTCGTTTATGTGTGTAAAATAATCCATATCTGAGAGGGTCGATTCCATGGTTCCAGTTGTCAATCGGTGTGCTACTTTTCTTGTCGCTCCATGCGTAATTATTAAATTCTTTAATCAGATTAGTGCTGTTCGGATCAACGATTATATTATAATCTTGCAACATTGAGATGCCTGCTGTTATTGAACCCTGCCCTTTCTCAGCGCCTCTGATATTGTTTCCTAGCTTTTGCAATTCAGAAATTAATCGAGGTTCAGCAGAATCTCCAATAATTAGTTGCTTACCTGCATACTTTTTATTCAAGTCAGCAATTTCAGTTGTTGCCATCCCAGTTTTATAAAAACATTCTTTTACATAGATAATCATGTTATTTTTATCTACGTTAATCTCTATTAGTGTGGTTGGGTCAATTGAAAAGCCATAATCTTGCCCAAATATTTTTTGCCCTATTTCTTCAAACTTTCCTAATTTCCAATTTTCAAAAATAACGCCTTCCGCCCTCGATAACCATGCACCCATTATTTGATGTTTGTATTTCTCGGGTCGCCTAATTTTCATCAATTCAACGTTATCAATAAACGATTGTGAAAGGTTTTTAATGTTATCTAGGTAGGTTGTATGAATATATGCAACATTGCCCACAACACCGTTAAAGCCTTCATTAACACCCATTTGCTCAAAGAAACGTTTGTAAATAAAGTGCTCTTTTGTAGCTGGATTCATCACGATTATAACCCTATTTTGAATACCTTTTTGTCTTATTGATAAATCTATGTCGTCAAATACCTTTTCATCTTCTAACTCTTCAGCTTCATCTAAAACCCATGTAGTAACGCCTTGCAGTGATTTGAGCTTGGCTGTCTGATTTCCCGAACTGGTCTTTATGCCTTCAAATAATATATCGCTACCTGTTACTTTATTTGTAATACTTTTCGCTTTAATATCAAATTCATTTTGCGTGCCAGTTATTTCTATTTTTTCTATAAACTCAGGTATTATTGATTTTTCGGCTGCGGTCAAAGTGTAGCGTGTGAATAAAACTTTATGATTTTCTTCCCCTGAAACTAAGGCTGTTATAGCTGTATTTACTGAAAATGATTTGCCAGAGCCACGTCCGCCAGTCACAATAAAATAACGAATATCTCTTGCACCCAATACTTTATATTTGCTATTTATCTTTATCATCTTTGCTGTCTATAAAGGTAAATATTTCGTGCAGTGGTTTGCGTTCGGTTACATCTTCAAATTGGGTAGGTGTATAAGCTCCATCCATTTTGTTTAATTCCTGTAACGCTCTAATGCGAATATCATTTGTTATTATTTCGCGTCTCCCATCATCATGTTTTAATATCTCGACCGTTGTTTTCCCTACCTGAACTAAATCCGTTTTGGCTGTTACAACTTTGGTTAAATACTCCTTTCGCTCCTGTATGCTAATTATCTCGCTTTTAAGCTCTTCTTTTTTTGTTTGGAGTAGTTGCTCACGTACTAACCTTTCAATCTCTTGTTGCTCCTTAGAATGGGCTTCTTGGGCTTCTACAAAGTATCTATCAAATGTTCGGGAAGCTATTTGCCATTTAACGCCAATACTCGCCAATAAATCTTCACGAGAATAGCCTTTCCGCAAACCCTTCACGATTTCCGAAATAGCCTTCTGTTTTGATATTCTTGGTTTCGTCTTCACGTGTATAAGTATATTTTTTGCATTCGCGCCAAATATAACCATTTATTTCAATAATGCAATCAATATCCCGTTTTATAACTTTATTTAACCATTGATGGATGTGTCAGGTATTAATCCTGCGTTTTTGTCGCTTTAAAATATCATTTTGATAGTTGCTCTCCCTGAAAATATTATTTATTATTTTTTGAAAAAGGTAAATAATATTGATAACGGTTTATGTGTCAATTAGTTAAGTGCTAAAAAAGCAATATTATTATTTTTTTGAAAAATAAAAAAACTCTATAGAGTATAATCCTATAAACCATTAACACTAAGTATATATATATATATTTTAATAATATAATAATATTATATATATAGTATTGGTTAATAGGCTTTTAGATGTATTATTTAACATTTTTACTTTATAATTGTATATAATTAATATAATATTTTGCTTTCTTTTTGTAAAACAAACCCTTTAGCACCTTGACACTTAAAATATTACCCCACATTCACCCCTGCCACACCCTCAACACGTAAGCAAAAAAAAGGTGCATAGGATCAACCCATACACCCAAAAGCACACTAAAAGCAAAACAAAACACTAATTCTTTCTCAACTCAACACATTTCCCCCTCCTAATACAAGGAAATCATCTAATCTTTTCTTGAAGTCCTCGAAGCTATCAATGAATATATGACTATACCCCAAAAATTTAGCCCAGTACCTCTGCTCATCTGACACAACACCCTTTCCGTCTGGTCTTTTAAACTCAACGAACATTGTTGCACCTCCTTCCGCGATAAACATGTAGTCAGGGATCCCTTTATGAGCATTCTTCTCTAATTTAACAGCAATTATTCCTTTTTTTCTTGCATAAGTACAACAATCAATTTCTAATTTTCGTTCATTTCCTGCACCACCTTGAGCCCTATCACCTCTTTTAACCCTATTCTTTTCCATTCTGTGCCACTTTAATAATGTTTCTATACATTTGTACCGCTTCTCCATCATTCATGCTTAAATAGCCTTTAAATCGCTTCACCCCCACGATAACCGTTCCATGTGTCCTGTGAGACTGCTCTGCAATTTCCTGAAATGTCATACCCATCTCTCTCATAAAACACCAAACGGCTTGACGTTGTAAAGGTTTATCTCCTGAGCGGTCATTTGGCTTTAGATCTCCAAAGCCGGCACGACTGCAAAGACTATCAAATAGTATCATGACTTTTATTTTAAATCCCCATCCTTGACAAACACCCCATCAATCATTTTTCCTCGCCTATCTTTAATCTCATCATAAGCCATTTTAAGGCACTCGTTAAAATCTACACCCAATTGCATAGATATACAGATTAAAGTTACCACAACGTCGCCTATTCCATCCATAGCGTCCACTTTGTTCCCTTTATTAATAGCGTTCGCCAATTCTCCTAACTCCTCTACGGTTTTACACATTTGGATTCTTGGGTCTTGAGTATTTAAATTTCTATCTGATACCCAGTTTTGAATATTTTTTATTAAATCTGTCATGATTATTTATTACTATTATCGTAAAATCGGCTCTCTAATATTACCACCCTTCCCATCTCTAGGTATTTTTTTCCCATCGAGGTGTCTACCACACTCGGGTTTTCCCTTAAATCCTCTTTCTTTTTTGCTTTTCGCTTGTATGTCATATTCCTAATAATTACTCCATTGTTTATATATCAAATCGCTCAATTCCTCCTCAAGCCTATATGCTTCCTCATTTCTTTCCCCTAGTGCCAACTCAACACTCACATCAAGACTTAATAGCTCCCTATATCCTGTATCTTGGTTTATATGCCCATACACGGAGCAGATATCAACCTCAAACTCTCTGGACGCCTCCCATTCGATTTCATCCTGTTTTTCGTTGGTATCAATTATATAATACCCTGATTCATCTATTACTGGAATGTTGATTAATTTTACTTTTTCGCTCTCTGCTATTGTTCCCATAACGGTTTTATTTAAATTATTATTAATCCTATTATCGCCCATACGATAAAATAGATACCTATGCCCAATGCAAGGTAATACATCGCTTTCCCTTTGCGCCCTAATTTCGATTTATTTGTCTTCATCGCTCCCATTATTATAAATTTTTTTTATTCTGTTTAACTCATTCCTTTTGTGCATCTCAAAAATTTCATCGTTTACAGCGTTAGCTTCATTGATTTGCTTTATTAAGTATTCAGCTTGATAATCTTTTATATCTGTTTGCTGTATGCTAAATTCTATCATTTCAAGAATTATAGCCATTTGCCCTGTTAGATGTGCTATGGTTGTTGCTTTCATTTTTTACTCCTCTATTTTTCAATTTTAAATCTCATAGAATCGTCCTCTAATTTTTTCAACTACTCCATAACTTTTCCTTTGACCAATTCGCAATTTTCCTGTCGCTTCTTTAATGCTACCAGCATTAACTGTTACGGGATACCACACACCATTAATTCTCTCTTCTTTGCCTATAAATGTTTTCATATTGATTTGTTTTTATTTTTTGAAGTTAATAATTTCTTTCTTTAAATCTCTGTTTTCGTCAAACTTGGATAGACCTCTTATAATTCTAGCATTTTGCATTGATTTTATTATTTCCTCAATCCTGTTTTTCCGCCCTGTTTTCCTGTTTGCATTAAGATTGAAACATCTACTGAATTGATTAAGAATATCGTTTAATGATTTTTCCATGACGTCAATAATTTAATTGTTTTCATAATTTTATTTTCTTAGTGTTTAATACTGTTTTCCCTCCTTATTTATTAATATGAACTTCAATCATCGACTGCTTCCAAGATGGTGATGTGTACTCACAAATGTAATAGTTACGCTCCTTTGATGGGTAATGCACTATAAATAAGCATATATCCAAATCTTTCTCAAATACTTCCTGACTTAAAAAAACTGCTTTCATTGCTCTCATAACTTTTTGCTTTATAAAACTGTTATTATCCGTTAATTATTAAAACGTTGATTGTATTAGGCATTCTGAAACACTTTTGAAATTCGCAAATTTCAGTATCGATCTTATTAGCTAACCAAGTTGATAATTCAACTGCATTGTCTCTGATAACTCTTGCATGTGATTTTGGGACCCATGTTTTCCATGTTTTTTCAGCTCCAGAATTCATGTGCTTGTAAGTTGCTTCGACCTGTAGTGCTTTTTCTGTCTCTTTTAAAACTGTCGCTAAGATTACTGTTTTCATATCGTTTTTGTTTTTAATTATTATTATCTCTTTCTTAGTAATACAAAGATACAAAACATTTCTGTTATACCAAAATAAAAGCGGTTTATTATGTTAAATAATCGACTATTTATAGTTAAACTATATTAATAACCGAATGTGATCTGATAAATCACTTCGTCAATTCAATAAATTCAGTGAGCAGCTCATCTTTTTTATTTAGTTGTGTGTATTTCTTGGGTTCAACTGTTCCCTTTGTTATAAAGCTGTGAATTTGGACCCCTCTTTTTTGTCCTTGCCTTGTAAGCCTTGCGTTGGCTTGTTTATACAGCTCCAAGTCAAACGGCAAAGATGACCAAACCATTAACCGACACCCTGACAAGTGAAGCGACAAGCCATGTCCCGCACTAGCCGGGTGTAGCAGTAAAACATCAACCTCTCTTTCATTCCACTTACTCAAAAAATCCTTATCATGTGTTCCTGAAATAGTTATATGCTCCTTCTTCAACTTCTCTAAAATCCATTCACGCTCCTCTGTGAAGGAGTAGAATACAACTACTTGCTCACCCTCATTCACCGCTCGAACGACAAACTCTGACACTTCGTCCAATTTTGTTGAGTGCTCACTCCTTACGGCTCTATTATATTTACCCTCATCAACATAAACAAATCCATTGCATAGTGTTTGGAGTTTAGCAAATTTTTGTGCCTCCGTAAATGCTACCACCTCATCATTTAACTTAACCGATAGCATTGTGTTAAGCCTTAAGTACTCGTTCATCTCTTTGGTAGTCAACTGGACCATGTGCTCAATATATGATACTTCGGGTATCTCTAAATAATCCTTGCTGTCAAGCGTGAATATAGACGGTCTCACCTTTGCTATTAATTGCTCTAATGGCGTGATGAGCTTCCATTTCTGAAACTGCAAGCCACTACCAGCCAGCACATCCCTGAAATGTCTTGCCCTCCACCTGTAAAACATATTATTGCGCTCCCTTTTAGGTAGTTCATTACCATATCCAACGGCTAAAAATTGCCCATACACATCAACGGCGGAATTGGTTATCAGCGTACCTGTCAACCCTATACGTTGGTTTGCTTTAATATTGTAAATCGCTTCAGAGCGTTTTGATGCATGATTTTTGAAAGATGTCAGCTCATCCATTACCAGTATGTCAAAGCTCTTACCCTTTGGAAATGCTTCTTTTATATCGTTTAAATTATCCCTACCCAAGACAATAAAATTATTCTCCTTGAGTAGTTTTATTCGCTTCTTTTTTGGTGTGTCACCTGTTACGATCGTCAGCTTTTCCGCCAAATAATCCAACCCCCATTTAGAATTTTCCTGCGTCCACACGTTATTAGCAACAAATTTAGGTGCCACGATAAGAAGGGATTTAGGTTTTGCCTCATCGATGTAATGTAATACGGCTGCGGTTTTTCCCAAACCCATTGATATTGAGAGTATTACCTTACTATTTGTTTTGCAAAAGTCGACCGTTCTTTTCTGGTAGTTGTATAGCTTCATAGGTTTCAAAATAGTGTTAATTGTTTTTGATGGTTGATTAATCGCTGTTTCGCCTGCTCGTAATAATCTTTATCCAACTCAATAGCGGTTAAATCAAACTTCATGTCATGGCAAGCAATTCCTATTGATAAGCTCCCAGAGTGAGTGTCTAAAATAGTATCGCCCTCTTTTGCGTAGTTTTTGAGTAGCCATTTGTAGAGTTGTACGGGTTTTGTAGTTGGGTGAAATTTGAACTTCTCTGCATTTATACTACCGTAATATGGATAATCAAAACATACGGCTGTTTTTTGAAAAGAAGTCCAAGCTAATTCGCCATCAGAAAAAGTAACAACTGGATTATGTTTGTACCAAAAAATAAATTCTCTACACGATGGGAGCATATCGCTTAAATGGTTGTACCCCCATATAATTTGATTCTTTGATACCCGAAAAAGCTCATTTATATATTCTTTATTCGGTTTATTGTCATTTATATTACTTAAACTCTTTCCCATTCTAAATCTATCCTGTGCATTGCCCCTTGTCTCTATTCCGTATGGCGGATCTATTATTGCCAAATCAAATTGCTTATCCTTAAAAGTTTTCATCACCTCCATACAATCAGCGTTATAGAGTTTGATGTTCCCTAATATATCTGTCGGTGTCATTTCTTCAAAATCTTTACATTATAACTTCCATAAATCTTACACATAATTTCCCCTTCAAGTAAATCATAATCTTGGTCAGGTCTTGCAGGTATATTTCTTGGGTGCACTTTGTTGTTTTTATACATCTCATCTGTCATGGCATCCACCTTATCGACTAGCTCCCTATCTGATAGAAAACATAATCTAAACTTCACTATTGCATTCATGTATTACTTCTTTAGTAGATTCTCGTTCCGCCCTTAACAGACTACTAGCATCGGCTAAAACGAAATTTTTATTTACTCCGTTTCTGCTATCAATGAAGTTTACCACCATTTCAAAAATTCGTATTTCGTTTGCACCACTTTCAAAGATGTGGTCAATCTCTATTTTCAATTGGTCTTTGTCTTGTTGTGTCATTTTGTTTTTTGTTTAAAATTTAGTTCTGTTGTTTAAAATTTAGTTGCGTAAATTACACGTTGGCGGCAATTAGACACCAATTTCCGCTAATGCATTTAAAGTCTCGCTTATTTCATCTTCTGGCAATTCATTTTCAACCATAATTCTCTTGACTTCATCGCTCCATTTTTCTTCCTTATTGTAAGCCCTGCATTTTGGACAGTCATCATTTTCAGTCCAATAATAACCAGGTAAATATCCTGTATGAGCACCACAAGAAGTGCAACAAGATTGTTTTCGGAGATAGTCACAATCTTCTGCGCTTTCGTCTATATCCGCATAAAATTCAGGTTCCCAAGCAACTGCCTCCAACGCGGTATTAGCAAAATTGCCGCTGGTCTTTTTATTTGATATTTCGTTCATAATTTTGAAATTAAGTTAGTTGATTAATATTAAGGTTCGGCAACTTCGCCAATACCCAAAACGTTAATTGTTTATTACTTATTGCTCAATCTCATCTTTAATTCTAATCGCATAATTAACAACATTCACCTCTTCGAAGCTCTCTAAATCATATGTGAAAAGCTCATACGCTTCAATATCTGATCCGTTCTTGTTTAACTCCTTTAGCTTCTTTGTTATCTCAACATCACCTTGGCCTTTGATAAAGGTAATAGCTCTGTCGTTTATTTTCATGAATGGCGTGTCAAAGCAAATATGATACCTCATCCTCTCACCCCTAAATTTAACGCTGATGATACCAACTAAGAATTTATTAGGTGCTCGCCCTTGGCTATATCCTTCTTTAAGTGTGCTTTTTCTGTCTAATTTTTGCATGATTAGTTGTTTTAAAAAGGTAAATCTTGCGCCACCTCGCTATCATCAGGCACTAACTCCATCGTGTTAGCTAACTCAACTGCAATATCATAACACATTGACATCTTATAATAACTTGCGTTTGATGTCGTCCTACAGTCAGCAAACAGTTTCTCCATTGCCGACTTAACAGAAGCCTTTTGCCCCCTGTTTGGCTCATTCTTGAATAGCTTGTCCGCCACTTGCTTAGGTGTTGTATAGGTCACTCCTCCAACACCAAAAATGGCTTCTTTCTGGAGTATCATCTCATTAATTACTTCTTGCATATCTTTTGTCGCTAAGCCGTCTACAAAATCAAACGAGTTGTACCACATTTGCCAATCATCTTCAGGCTCAGCGTTAACGCAAAACTGCAACCATACGTTATAAATTTCTTCAAATGATGTGTGTTTAGGTTTTGTTTTCATCTCGATTGCATAAAACCTGCGTTCTTCTTTGTCCTGAATGAAATCCCCGATGTCATCATTTGATGTGAAGATATAGTTGCGCTTACACTCAATTGATTTAACGCTCTGATATTTCCTATTGTACCTTGCACTGCTCGAGGTCAACGCTTGTTTAACAATATTGTACGATTTGCCCGCTTCTTTTGGTAAGCTCTCATCTATCATAACTGCATTATATAACGCTGCCAACGGTAAATCATGCGCTCCGTACTGTAATTCGTGAGGTAAACTGCTTTCGTACGTGCCAGCATTCTCAAATTTATCCCCATTGAGTATTGCCACTAATGTACGTGCAATGGTTGTTTTGCCTGTCTGCTTCTGAGTTCCCCAAAAATAAATTGCCTTGTTCATGGAGGGATTATGATTCTCATGTCTTGTTTGGCAAACAAAATACCTGAGTGCATCGATGTCCTTATCGCTAAAGCCCCAAATATTCTTTATCTTTTCTGATGCTTCCTTGAATTTAGCCTCGTCTTTCTCAATGTTAAATAATTTTTCTACTTGCCTGTCTAGGTTACGTTTACACGTGATAGTTTCCCATGTAAATTCCGAAATATCCTCAACCTCTTTTGTCAACTTATCAAACCTATCTAACCTTTGACAATTATAGAAAAAGTTGGCAAGTCGTGGAAACGTCTCAATTTTTTTCTTATCCTGAAATATTGGCTCGTTTACTGTTCTAATAGCAAGCGTTTTGAGCTTTCTTTTTAATTCCTTTTGGCTACTCGCTTCCAATACCTGCGCATATGAGCGTAACCCCCCAGCGTGCACCGCATCAATTATTGAAGGATCGGGCAATTGTTTCACCGTGTGCCCTAACCTTTCAAATAGATCAATGTATGTCTCACCGTCCATTTTTCTCCAACCCATCGCTTCCGCTAATTTCTTTAAGTCGTGCCCTGAAGATAGAATATATTCACTATCTGTAATGTACCCATTTTGCTTACTCATACAACCGCCTCCTTCTCTTTGCTTGCAAACCATAAATCTAATATATCGTCGCCCTCGCTTATTAACCCATCTTTAACAGCCCTATCAACTGATAAATCCATTTGTCTATCTCTAAAGATACGTGTTTTCTGCTCCCATTTTTCAAGCTGTCCGTGATCGGCAAAAACCATATCCAAACGTGGTAGCTCATTCAACCTCTGAAGGTTTAACATCTCACTCCCTCCACTTGCTACCCATGTATATTCAGGCATAAATACGCTCATTAAGACGGCTGTTTTCTCGGACTCCGCCAATGCCACAGGCTTGTCGGATGTTGCTAAGTGAAGCCCAAAAAAACATTGTCTATAATTGAAATCCTCTTTTATCCTACTATGAAGAAACCAACTGTTTCGCTCTTTTATCCTTTTGCCGTTAGGGTGATAATACATCACTTTGCCTGTGCGGACATTCCCCTTTCTATCTTCTTGCCAAAAAATTGTACCATTTCCTTTGGCTGTGCCAATGTTGTAGTCAGTTCTCAGGCTGTCGGCTTTGTCGATACCGAATAGCTTAACCAACCACATATAAAAGACATTTGTTTTATACTGATTAAATGTTGCACTCACCAGATCCTTTGGAACATAATCCAACGGCTTTGGTGGTTTCGGTGGTGGTGGTGTCCAATTGTTTAGATCATCTTTCTCCCATGCTTCCAGCTTTGGATATTGATGGTACTGACAGGAGCTTTGACGATTACATCTTCCATATTTGGTTTCATCTACAACAATATTTGTCCCTGTTTTAACGTAAACCTTAAATTCTTTCTTGCCACATTTAGGGCAAATATACCTCCGTGAGCCTTTCATAAGCTCGTATTTATATTGTTTCATCATATTACATTTAATTTTCTATTTAAATTATTTTTGAGGACATATTCATTGAACGCCTGAGCTGCTTCTATTTCAGTATCATAAAGCCCAACTCTAATTTGCTTCTTATTTATTGTTATGCAAGACCTCCATTTTTTACCTTGTCTGTAAACGCCAATATATTTAGACTGATACTCACGTATTATTCTACTCGAGACTTTTGTTTTAAGAATTTCTCTTTCCTCTTTAGTGAAATTAGTTTTACAATTTTCGCCATACATCTTTATAGCTTCGATATCATAAGCGTAGGCAGCTGAAACTTCATCTTTATACAAGCCTAAAGAATTATTTTTTATACTTGCGCCCCAACTTGAACGATATTTCGATACCCCTCTATACTTAGAACTTCTCATTTTTACGGAACACACTTCTACTGTTTTAGAAATCTCAATTCTCTCTTCTTCTGTGAAGTTAGTATGAGTATCCTTTCCTAACAAGACTATAGCTGCTATATCATAATAATATGCTGCATCTATTTCTTTTGTAAAGAACCCCATAAAAATGCTTTGACGTTTGACCATGACCCGAGACACCCATTTTTTGCCATCGCTATGCTTATAAACACCTAAATATTTTGATGTATGTTTCCCTTGTTTGGATTCTTCTATTCTTGCTTGCCTTATTTTTTCTTTAGTTTCTTCAGACAAACAATGAACATATTGCCCACCACCCATTACATTCATTCCCTTTTCTCCTGTTGCATCATAAAGGTCTATAAAAAATTTTTCGTAGTCATTTAATTCATCTTCGGCACATCTTGCTATTATTTCAAACTTATGCCTTTTAACTCCGTATTTTTTCATAGAATTATGGAGAATTGGTATTTCTTTATTGCAAACCATAGACCTGTGCGAACTCCATCTACTATAAATATCTACTGATTGACCTACATAAACTCTTTTTGATCGACTTGTGATTTTGTAAATTCCGCATATTTTTTCAGCCATAATATAAAAAGCAATTGCCCACCCAATTCCAGTAAAAGCATCCACTCTTTTACCTTCCTCGAATGAGCAATGTAATTCTTTAGCTACTAAAGTGGATGTCATAGCTTTTATGTCCTGTAAATATACAGAAAATAAACTAAACATCAAAATATTATAGCTATTTTTTTTCATATTTATTTTTTTTTGGATATTTTACTTTTTTCTCTCTCCTACATCCTCGACAACCCAGTTTACGCCTACCTTTGTCACTTTGAATTGCCTGCCTGTTTCAATCCCTATCTCATAAGTTATTCGTCTATATCTTCTCTCGTGTTCGTCTTGCCACGTAAAAGGTGTCCATCCATTACGGAGTGCTTCCCTTAACCTCTTGTTGGTATCCTTTACCTGCTCTTTTGTTAATTGCATTTCTTTTTCCATTTTTATTATTTTTTAAATTGTTATAATTCCACCCCATTAACTCTGAAAAAATCTTTCAACTCACCTGTCATCTCAAATTGCCCTCTCACTTCTTCAATTGACAATCTCCCATCTTTTACAGCTTTCACTACCCTATTCATTTGTTTTTTATCGGATAGTGTCATCTTTTCAATAGACCCCTTTTCCACTCTTTCAAGCTCCGTTTTATTATAAGCCTTTCTAAACGCCCTCTCAAGTTGATCCCTTGCGTTAACAAATGAATCTTCTATGTGGTCTGTCTCCATATCTGTTAAAGTATAGGTTGCTTCCAGCCTGCACATTTCAAAATTGCCTAAGTTTTTGACAATCTGCATTGTTATTGTTGTTGCTTTCATTTTTTTATTTCAATTTAATCGTTACATACCCTTTGCGCTCACTAACAGTTGTATACTTGCTTTCGTCAATCTCAGGAAAGTCTTTTAATAGCTTTGCTTTATTGAATCTCGATGTCGTGCCAGCTGGTACATTCGTTATAATGTAATTTTCCGAGTTGATGCTCTTCACCCCATTGTCCTGCATGAATTGTAAAAGGTTGTTTTTTTTCTCCTCAATCAACACCTCCAACCTCTTAATTTCCTGAAGATAGTTAGTCATGAGTTCAACTTCGGTAGCTTCAAAGGGTAATAAATCCTCTGATGTCCACTCTTCGGGTAGCTCTAGGTTGAGGTTATCCCAATTGTCATCTAAAATATTAACTCCTACTCTTAAAGTTTCAATAAACTCCTCATCTCTTGCAACAACAACTGTGTTTACCCTCACACCTGAATACTCGAATTTCACTAAGGGATAATCATTGCTGTCTCCAACGGTCAGCCTAACCTCTTTAACTCCGAGCATGTAATACCATTGAAGTTGAGCCATATACTGAGCTTTAGCAACAGCGATATTTGGGTCTTGTAAAAACTTCAACTCTTCAACAATTTTAGATTGCGTGTCGTACAAATCTGCATGAGCGAATGTACCAAAATTCCTAGCATCAAAACTGCAAATTTTAAGCTCTCTTTTTACTATTTTCTTCTCAATGTCATCTATTTTGCTGTAATACCAATCTTCAAACTCATGCCCCTTTCGCATGGCTTCCGTTTGAAAAATTGGCTTGTACTCATCAATCCCCTTTGCTACTCTAATGCGTTTCTTGTCGGAGTTTGAAAGAGCACTAAGCCCTTTCAATCCGATTTTATAAAACATTTTAGCATCGCTTCCTCCAAAGCCACCAACCCTTGTACGCTCAATTTCGTTTTGGTGCAGAATAGCTTCCATTGCTTTATTATCTAACTCTAAATTTTGTTTTGTTGTCATAATGGTTTATGTTTTATTTTTTTTCGTCAAAAGTTGAGGAATTGTTCTTTTTCTTCTCTTGAATGTTATGCCACGCCATTGCAAGCAATACTATCAGGGCAAATGTCAGCCCGAAAACAAATCCCATTATAAAATTTAGTATCATAATTTATTATTATTAAAATGGTAAATCATCCACCACCTCGCCTGAAGGCTTTGCGCCCGCATTTAAGGCATTATTATCTCCATCTGATACACTACCCCCAACTATGGTCGCTTCATCGCCTAAATCGTTTAAAAGGTCGCTTAAATCCGCATCAGCTCCTGTACGCTTACCCTCCAAAATTACAACCGCTGAAATACTTGCACCTGTATAGGTTTTGCCTTTCGTAAATTTATTCTTATACTCAAATGAATTTAGGAAGAAATTAACCCTTGCGCCAAAGCCTAAATTGTCGGTTGTTAAGCCGTTTAATCCAGCGAACTTAGTGTGCTCATTGATTTTTAGTGATAATTGTCTTGTACCCTCATATTCCTTTATGTTGGGCTCCCCAATAACTGTTTTTTCATTACCAATATTATTGGCTTTCCAGAATTCTGTTATTTGCTCTTCAATCTCTGATGTTAGTTTAATCGTTAGTGATGTGCCAAACCCTTCATCTGTCAGATTTGCAAATATAACTTCTGCGTTAACCACTTTAATTTTGTTTTGCGCTGTGGTTGCTGGCTTTTCTTTTTTTGTTGTCATAATTATAAATTTTAAAAAGTTACTAATTTGTTTTAAGCAGTTTTGCGACTTGCTCAGGTCGTGGGTTTTTATAAAGATCTACTATTCATTATCTTGGTTGCTGATGAAAGCATCATAGATTGAGCTTTTAAAACTATCTTTTCAAAATTAGCTTCAATATCTTTTGCTGTGGTGAGACCTAATTTATTAGCTGCTAAATCCATAAACTGAAAAAGGTTTTCTAAATTTCTATTTGTTGTCATAATCTTTTGTTTTTAATTATTATTACTCTTATTTTGTATTACAAAGATACAACTTATTTTTGTTATACCTATTATAAACAACCAACTATTATGTTAAATATTAGGTGTAATATAGTTAAACTATGTTATACCGTTTTATT